GTGTTTGCTTTTTTTAGATTAGGATTACCAAGGTATACATTATCAGGCATAATTTATCAACAGTTCCAAGCTCTAAGCGATTTATTAATTCTACTATCTGGATCTCTTGCAGTTTTAGCAGAGGTTAATTTACTTTTCATACCTTTCATTCTTGCACAGAATGATGCTCTTCTTTTGTTACCTTTCTTTTTAGATGGTGCTTTCAGGTCAGAACCAGGATTTTCTGCTTCATAAGACTTACGTCCTTTTTCATTGAGACCACCTTCCTTATTCTTACCAGACTTTTTAGTCCATGCAGCACCCTCTGAGTGGAGAACTGGTTCTCCTGGTTCATAGTCTGAAACCTGGTAGGATCTTACTCTACCACCAGGATAAACTTTTTCAATTTGATCTTGGATATCAGATCTGCTTGGGATTCTTACCGAAGGGAAGAACATTTTAATACCATACATCTTACCTCTAAACGTGAGGTAAACCATTATAATGTTTCCAGTTTTTCTGGGAACTTGCACTGCCTCATCTACTTTCTCAAGTGTTGGACATTCTTTAGCACCATGAACAGGACAATCCTCCCCCTTATGGTTATGCATACACCCTTTCTTTTCATCAATCTGTTCAACTTCTTCGTTCTTCACACAGTTTGGATATCTCTTACCAAACATAGTCTTCATACCTTTTTTGGTATATCCTTTCCAACACTTTTCATCAAGCATCTTACTTCCAATTCCTTCAGTTGGTTGTAAAGGTTCTGGTGTAATTATATCTGTAAATTCATATTCAGTTGGTTTATACTCAGATCTCCAATTAGAAAACTCTTCTTTTTTGGTTTTATTACCCCAGTTAGCAGCACCCTTCTTACGGCACTTGACTAAAGCACCTGATGCGTATGCAGATGGCCATACAGAATAACGAGACTTGACTTTATGATAACAAGCATCTTTTTCTCCTGCTGCTTCTTCAATGTCAATTTCATCTCCAACTTCTACATTATTTTCAACAAACCATCCACGATTAACTTCTAATGCACAAATAATTTCATAATCTGATGAAACTGGATTTGTATCATTTGGTTCTAATTGCTTAATACTCTCAATAATCCCATCTTCTCTAATAAAAGCAATATCAAGAGGAATTTTTGTTTCAGTCATATGGAATGACTGTTTACATACTTCATCAAATATGAATAACATTCCACTATTATTATCTAAACTTTCTCGGAACATCAATCCAAGATTAAAATCTCTAATGTCTGTAGGGACTTCAACTTGGAGAGGTAAGGTTGTAAATTCCTCAGTTTTGTAATCTTTACCAGTTTTAATTTTATCCATTACAGAAGCACGACCATGCTTATCCTGTTTATGACGAATCATACGCTTATAACGATCAAACTTATCATTACCTTGCTTATCAAGCATATCTTTTTCGAGGATGGTTTCTTCTGTCTTCACGTTAATTGCCTTCCCTGATCTATTTGGATTTGGATCTTTTGTATTTTTTCTACGAAACGCTGCTTGCTCCTCATCTTTAGAGAGATTGCGTTTCATTTTACTAGAACCACACTTTGGTTTTGTGGTTTGTCCTGGTTGCTTGGCACAAGGTTTTCCAGCGTATTTCCCACCCAGTTGAACCCAACCAGGCTTGCCATCACTAGACTTACTCTTGCCAAACCAGTCACGCAGAGAAGAATCACCACTTTTCGATTCACTTACTCCTCCACCGTTTCCATTTCCATTGGAACCATTTCCATTCTTATTCTCATCATCATCCACAGAATGACCATTCTCCTTACGAAGATATCCGGCACGACCGACCATCTTAAACCCTTTAGGAATAGGTTTACATTTTTCGTCAGTGTAGCAGTAATAATATCCTGCCTTACATTTGCCGTTCTTAACCATTCAAAAGAGTAATTACTCTTTATTATTTATCACCCATCAAGTGCCACAGTAAGACCAAGTGTCATGCCAGGTAGTGACTGCCAAGAAGAACTGTCATAGAATTCCATTTTCTTGGATGTTATATTATAAATCATAGCACCTTCAGTAAAAGCACCTGCTGAAGTAAGAGAATCTCTTTGCGTTGTTGTATAAAGCGGTGGATAAAAAGCAGTTGCTGCTTTAATCGTAGATGCAGTAACAATTCCAGCATATGTTGCGTTACCAGAAGATAATATAGTTACACCAACTCCTGGACCACCTTCATAATCATAACCAACATTTATTTCTGTTCTAGCAGTTACAATTCCAATAGAATCAACATTGATTTTATTCTCAGTCCTGAGAGTTCCACCAATAGTTACATTACCATCAACATACTGATCTCCACCAACATAAAGAGCAAAATCAGTTCTTGCAGTAGTAGCAATACCGACATTTCTAGTTGTGCTAACACCAATAGCATCAGATGACCATGTTCCACCTGCTCCGACACTGCCACCAAATTTAAATTTTTTGTGCTTATCCTTTCCAGTTTGATTTACATCAACAATAAGAGACATTCCCTGATAAGAACTAATGTCAGTAGCAATGCCAGCAATATCATCAAGATATTGAAGTCTTGTTTCTCCACCACCACCTATGGTAGAAATTTGTTGTTGAACTCTGTTGATAAAAAGTCTGTAATGCTCTTGTAATTGGTCTAGTGTGACAAAGTTTTGATCTAATGGTGTAAGGGGGTCTGAGGACTTATTAGAGGGGTCTCCTGGTAGATTGGGGTTATCTTCTTTAAGGAAAGACTTTACACTATCCTCATTAAATTTAGATATTGTATCTTCAATATAGTTAATTCTTTCTACTAACTTTTTATTTTTATTTTCTAATACATCTAATTGAAGTTTATCTAATACTTCTTTAATCTCTTCCTGAAGATCCCCAATATTTTCATTCTGTTTTTTGATATGAGATTCATTGACAGTAAAATTTACTTCAAGATCTTTCATTTGCTGAGAGATCTTGTTTCTAAATTTACCTACTTCATTTTTCAATCCAGAATGATATGACTCATTTGATTGTACTAAAACATTCTGTATTTCATTTAGATCTTCTTTTACGGTTTCCTCTATAAACCTAAACTTCTTATCAAATTTTTGTATTTCTCCAGAATAATCTTCTAATTTTTTATTTTCATAAATTTCTCTCTTTTTAAAATCTTTATATAAAGATTCATATGTTTTTGATATAGAATTAATTTCTTCTTTACATTCTCCAACTACAGTTTGAAGTTCTTCAAACCTATCAGATGCTTTCTTATCAATATTTTCAGATAGAGATTCTAATTTCTCTGTTACAGAATTAACTCTCGAAAGAACTTTTTCTTCTAATTCTTTTACTTCCTCTTCTGATTTTATTTTATTTTCAATCAGAAGATTATTATATTTTGGTATCTCAACTTCTGTAAATTCCTTTACAGTGGCATTTAAACTTTCTATTCTCTCTTGATAAGAATCTATTGAAGTTTTAATTTTTTCTTCAGTTCTTATTTCTGTCTCAGCAAAAAACTTTTTGTATTTTGGCAGTTCTTTTTCTACTAAGTCCGATATAGTATTATTGACTTCTTTAGTTGTTTTTCTAAAATCACTTTTGATATCAGAGATAATATTTTCATTAAGACTTTCAACAGTCTCTAAAGCATTAGCAACCTCTTTACTTGTATCAGATTTAATTGCATCAAAGTTCCCTTCAATCTCCTCTTTAAATTTTACAAACCTATCATCTACTCTAATCTCTGATTCAGATACTAACTTTTTATATTTGGGTACATCAATATCAATAAAAGATTCTACTGAGTTTGAAAGATTAGAAAAATCTTCTTTAATTTTATCTACAGTTTCTCCATTAATAGAAGATATCTTAGATTCAATTTTAGATATAGATTCTTGTACAAAAAGAAGTTGTGCCATCATGGCACTATCAAGATCTTCCTTTCTAATTAATTCTTTTAAATCTTCTTTTATTGTAAAGATCTCTTGAGAAACAGTTTCAACTTTTTCTAAGTTCTCTTTAAAACTATCAAATGTATTTGTAAAATCGGATAGTGATTTAATATGATTTAAATTATTTTTAAAAGTGTCAAATGCTTCCGAAACCTTCTCAATTTTTTCTGGACGTGCAGAATCATACTCCTCTTTTATCTGATCTAAAGGAGTTTTATTTGTATCTTTAAAAAAATCTGAAGGCTTCTTTAATGCCACTTTTGATATATCTCCACTACATTTATTATTTATTGTCTTCTTTTAAACCATTCTTCAACATTTTTGCCAAATCTGCAGTAGACCCAACAAATAGTGCATTGTTAACAGTAGAAGGACCTTTTGATTTAGTGTCTTCTTCAACATCTTTTAATTTTTTCTGAAGATCCATTAATTTGTCAGTTGCATCTGCAACATTTTTAATTAACTGACCTGCAACTTCATATGCTCTAGGCATCTCACTTTCCTGTGCTAATTCAAGAATTCCATTAATTGCTTCTTGACCCTTTTCAATTATACTATAAAGATTTCCGCGAGTATACTCATAATCTTTTGTAACATCATCAGGTTTAGACTTAACAACTTCTTGAACTTCTTTTTTTACAATTTCAGCATCAATAACATCATTCGAAACATTAAAGGTATCATTTAGATCTTCAAATTTGCTGCCGGTTTTCATAAGAAACCACCATCAAATCCAAAATTATCACCATCTTCAATTAAAGCACTATCTACGCCAATAGTTCCAATACTTGGTAAAGTTGTAGTTGTGTAATCAATACCTTTAACATCTGCCCCAGATACATGTTTTTCTGCTTTTGTATTATCTCTACCTCTATCAACGGTAATTTTATTATCAGTCTTAGATCTTACAAATAATTCTTCATCTCCAATAAAGATATATTTGTCAGTTTTAATTCCAGTAGCATCAGTAACTTCAAATGTTTTTGTTGTTGCCGTAATGTCTTGTGCTAGTGTAGTAACAACATTATCAGTGTAAGATTTAAGTGCTCTTGCAGTTGCAGAATAAGTAAGTTCTCTTGTAGTATTTGTTGTATCTGTTCCAGTAACAAAACTGACAGTTGCTCTCTTGATAATATCTTTAGAAGCAGTGGATGTTGGACCAAAGAGATATGTCTTCGCAGTAAATCTTAAAGTATAATACAATACTCTTCTGGTACTAAAATCACCCTCATAGTCGTCTTGCATGGTAACACTTTCCAATACAATCGGAACATCTCTCTTTTCTTTAATCTGATCCACCAATTCTATGGTCAAATTATAAGAGGGTTGAAAATATGGTAAAATTTGTTCTACAATTTGAAGAGCATCATCATTTAATTTTGTGAAGATACTCAGTTCAAATTGCATATTATAAGGAACTGGCATAAATGACTTTCTACTTTCAGTTCCATCATCTTTATCTTTTGCTATAAAAGTTTGAGTTGTGGTAACTTTTCTACTGGGGTCATAAGTCAATCCAGTAAATTCAAATGACATTCTTGGCAAAGTAATTGCCGTTGGTTTGTTAAGGTCAGGTGACTGCTCAATTCTAGCTAAAAACTTTTGTGTTGGTCCATAAGCCAAAGGAATTCTAAGAACAGAATTTTCCTGCTGAACCTCTATCGAATTGAATAGGGTTCCGAAACCAATAATGGTTCGTCTTAGTATTTCGTTGTAGAAATATTCAAACATGATTAAACCTTAACACATTAGTACTACCAATAAAACTATTTAGGGCATTCCAAAAGGATTCTGCTCACTGAAGTCCAATATAGAATCTGCGGCACTTTCTATATTGAAATTGTCTGCAAATGGATCATTATCAATTGTTTTATCAACTACTCTTAGAACTCTTGTTGCGCCCGAAGTTGACCCTGTAAGAGTTTCTCCTAAAGAGAATGAACCAGAAACTGCAGCAATTTCAAGTAAATTGGTTGCAGAGTTCCACGATCTTACCCTTGCAGTTACTCCAGTTGTGGACCCAGTAACAATTTCATTAAATACAAATTCTCCACTAGAAGTTGAGGATGGTTCAGAGATAGTAATATCTGGCGGAAGTATGTATTTGTTTCCACTATCAGTGACGTTAATACTAGTAATTGTTCCTGCTGCACTGATTACAGAAAGTCCCGTAGCAGTTGCTACGCCAACAACTTGATCAACGTAATTCTTATCACCCACAGTGTTGGATATTGAAACTATTGGAGGTGATAAGTATCCACCACCACCAAATGTAACTGCAATACCAGTAACAATACCACACTTATCGATACCAAACTCAAATACTGATGTTGCAATTCCTACGTTCGTTGGAGATTGATTTATAGAAACAATGCTTGATCCAATAGACGTGACAAATGTATCTGTCGATATAAAGTTATATAGATCACTATATCCAACACCAAGTCTTACTCTATCTCCGACAAAAATATTTGTTGTAGTAATACCAGTAATAGTTGTAGATCCTATACCAATAGTTCCTTCAGTTTTAACAGAATTGAAACGAATTGTTGCAATACCAAGTGCTCTAAATGCCTCATTTGCACCACCAGGAACGCCAATAGAGACGGTTGGAACAGAATTATAACCAAATCCACTATTACCGATACTAATGGTGCTTACAGTGCCTGCAACGGACACAGTAACACTAGCAGTTGCTTGCACTGGTGATGGACTTCCAGAGAAAGAAATACTAGGTGCCACAGTATATCCAGCACCAATTGTTGCTCCTGTTCCCGTTGCCCAAGAATCTGAGATATTGAAAGATACTGCTGTAATAATACCAGTTATTGGATGAATTGTTGCAATACCGACAGCAACTTGAGTTGGGGCATCCATTGTCCCAGATGTAGAGATTGCAACAGTAGGTGCAGTTGTGTATGCTCTACCAGTGGTGCTAAATGCAATAGAACTTGGATTAATAGATGACCCAACAATTCCTATAGTTGCAGATACAAAACTTGTTCCTGGATGTGAAATTGTTACTGTTGGAGTACTGGTATAGAACTTACCACCAGTTGTAATAGCAAGAGTTTCTACAGTTCCTCCTGTCAGATTAATAGTATCAAGAGTTGCAGCTGCTTCTGCACCATTTCCTGTTCCTGTTGGTAGAGATAATGTAACTGTTGGTGCTTCTTTATAGAATACACCACCGGTTGTTCCTCCAGGGAACAGATATGCAGATGTGCCAATACTAATTGTTGCAGAAGTTACACTTACACCTCCACCAACTATTGGAGAGTCTAAAGTTGCTGTTGCTGCTGCTCCAACATGTTTTGGACTTGAGAACGTTACCGTTGGTGGTTCAACAAATCCTCCGCCAGAATTTGATAATGTTACTATACCAACACCACCAATTTCACTAATAGATGCAGTTGCAGCAGCACCAGAACCAGTATTATCAGTTGTGCTAAAGGTCAATGATGGCGCAACTGTATATCCTGATCCGGCGTTTGTAACATCAACTCTCTGAACAGATCGAAGTCTTGGGTTTGAATTGAGATTGCAAACATTTATCCCACCAATCATGGATGCAATTCCAACTGCCGTTACTCCTCCTGCAGATGCAGAAGATACTTGCACTGTAGGAATCATGCCATATCCACCACCTCTATTAGTGATAGTAAACTTTCTTATACCACCAATTACAATTCCAGAAATTGCAGATGCACTAACTGCATCTCCAACCATAGTAAGTGTTTGAGTAACTCCCTGAATGGTACTAATACCATCATCAGTAAGACCATCAGATTCATCACCTAGTAATTCATTATCAATATCTTCAATTCCAGTATCAATAACTTCATCTTGATAGCGGAAGAGTTCGCAATATAACTCATAGACATATAAATTTTGTAACTGATAATATGGTTTTGCATACTCAATATCTTTAATCTCGTAAAGACGATCATCAAGAGGGAACCATATTAAATCCCCACCTTTTGGACGAGTAGAAAGTTTTATATTTGCTTGCCCTTGAATTAATGGAGTAATGTAATTTTCATATCTCTCTCTTGATATAATCAATCTAACTTCATCTTTAGACTCAATACCAAATTTTGATAAAACATCTCCAGCACCAGAATAAGCATCGTAATTATCAACATATGCCTCAATTGGTAAAGCACTATCAAATTTAGATTGTACTACTTCTCTTATGACTGTTTTTTCAGTCATATACTTTCTTGGAATATAATAGATGTCAACACCATACATCCTCAATTGCTCATTGATTAAACTTTGAACTAAATTTTGCTCAGAAGAAGTGCCCTGAGTGAAGAAAGGATTTAATACCATTAGCCTATCATATCAAGTGGTGGTAGTTCGTATGTATTCGACATTACCTCTTTAATTTTATCCAATTCTCTCTCTGCATCATCGTATATTTGTCTTCCATTTAACTCAATTCCACCGGGTAATTTAACACCTTGGAATTTAATTAAATTTTGACCCCATTGTCTTTTGATAAGAGCAGTTAAATATCTTTTTAAGAATGAATCATTATAAACTCTCGCAAAATCATTTGGATCTAAAAGTCTCCAACAATCTAGAACAATATACTCATCCTTGGTTACATTTGCCCAATCTACATCTAAATATAGTCTATCTTGCCTCTGATTAAATCTTATTTGCTTCTCAGTATTCAATAAAAAATCAATATCTGAAAGATAAGTCTTTGTCATTGCATATGATAACATCTCCATAGAACTGAAGAAATACATGTCATTTAGAAATAACTGATACTTAAGACTAAACATTCCGTTAGATATTGTGCTACTATCAAATCGGAATATTTTATTGATGCCAATTACTGCTGGAGGAACCTGAATATAATTACTATTCTCTTCATATGAAAATGATACAGTAGCACCATCAATGGATGCATTTGCAGTTGTAGTGACAATTCCAGTAGGATTAGTTCCTCCTCTCCCTTGACCCCTATCAATATCTTCTTGAGTTATTTTGTATTTTAAATATGTCTGAACTACGCCGTCAAAATGTCTCTCATGGAAGTACTGGAGTGCATCATCAACTAAATCATCAATCTGCTCATCAGCAACATTTATCTCCAATACAGGAGCACCTAGCTGCCTCTTACAGTAATTAACTAGATCTGTTCTACTTGCTGGTTGAGCCATTTATTCTCTAGTTTCCTATGTGTATTTATGTTCTTTGCGTGACGGTATTATATACATAAACATTACCATTTACTAAAGGATACGTTGTTGATCCTACAGTAACCAAAACATCATACATATATCTACCTTGATCCAATGCCTTAGTTTGAGTATCCGTTAGGGAAACTTGCAGTACACCGCCTAAAGAACTTGTTATGCCAACTGTAAATGTAGTATAATTACTACTACCAGTTGATACTCCAACACCAATAGATTTGGATAACTTTCCAGATCCAGAGTAACTTGTAAGATTGAAAGCACTATTTGAAGTACTCTTAATATTAAATGTTTGAGTGAAATCTGTTCCACCATAAATGGTCAAATTTGCGCCATAAGGAACTCCAGAATCTGGATCGAAAGTAATTGTACTAGACGCCATTGGTTATTCCTATAAGTTTCATAGTTTCTTGCTGTTTATAGTATAGTTTGCAAAAAGATTTTGCAATATTCTTTAGTTCATCACGATCATCACAACTATCTATCTGTGATGCCAATTTAGTGTAAGCAAATTGTTTTGACAGATTGCTTAGTTCAATGCTATCTGGATCCATTTAATAACTCCTTAAGTAATGACTTGATATCGTTGATATCATCTTTGATGGTAGCAACCTCATCTTCAATTGTCTGCATCTTTTGATTTTTTTCATTTTTAACCTCACGATTAGCAATGTACTGATCATAAGATGCATGATTCATATTAATTACAGTATTAGTTTCAAGATCTCTTGCGAGATCCTTATGTCCCTTTACAGTATAAATTTCCATATTATGCAAGAGCAATAACTTGTAGATTTTTAAGTTGAGGTGCAAGTGTTTGATTTGTCGATGTCATTACAAGTTTTATCCTATAAGTTCTAAAGGAAGGCAGATTATCTATGGAGAATTTATGTTTTTTAAAAATTGTATCCGATAGAGAAAATCCTCTTTTATTGGAACTTGATACTAAAACATCAGTTCTTCCGTCACTATCTTCTTCATTTATTATTAGACCTTTTTTATCTAAATTCAGATATCCTGGAAATGGTGTAAATACTGATTCAAATCCAGGATTTCCACTAATAGAATATAATGCTCTAAGATCACACTCTGATGGAATTTGTGCATCAACCATTATTTGTAAAGAAGTTGCAGGATTTTCTAATGATATTTCTTTAGAAATATATTGACAAGCACTAGGATCATTAAACATTGTATTTACTCTAGAATCCTCAGCATAATTTAAAATTTTACTATTAACTCTATTGGATATTGCATAAATGACGGCTCTTTCAAGATCAATTTGAGGACTTACTTTTGAATTTGCCGTACCAAGGGAAAGTCTCATTTGGAAAGACTTATTACCCTCAACGGAATTTAATCTGCGATCCTCATTCACTTTTGAGAAAATTGCTCTTGAAGAATCGAGATAATTATTTTCATTCAATGTAACATTTTCAAATCCAAAATTAATATAAGGAATTTCATTACCACTAATACTTTGTGATGTGGTAGTTCTTATTTGACCAGTAACTGTAGTCCCTTCAGGTGTAATACTGTGGATAGATGGTTTAATAATTTCGAAAGGAATATTCTTAGTGGCCTTTACATTTTCTCCACCAGTAGAATCAGACGCACCTATGAATAGTTTGGGAAATCCTGCTGCTGAAGACGATCTATCCGCATTAGCAGATTGACCTGATGTTCCATACTTCTGTGACATATCAAGTTTAATATGATATGAATCCAGATTTATTGGATCTGCAACAGTTACATCATTTAGATCATGTGTTTTATTAAGTCTTGCAAGACTTACTCCACTCAATTCATACTTATAAACAGGAGTACCGCTGGCATAAGTTTTGGGAGTTGTTCCTCTAGAAATATTACCACCAATTGATGATGCTGTTGTGGAAGTATATTCTATAACCTCCTCTCCAATCAGAATTAATCCAGTATTAGTTGACCCTACAGAAACATTTTCAAACGTGTTGAATATATCTCCTGTTCCACTTGATACTGAAATCGGATCTGTGGAAGATTTGGTATATTCTGCCGTCAGTTTTGTTGGTTTAATATCTGGAAGGATTCCTACAATTCTAACAAAGTTATCATCAAAATTCATTCCATGATTTACGTGATTAACTTTAATGTGCAGTCCATCAGATACTGTTGTTGATGCGTTAATAGTGACATCTCCACCGAAAGCAGTTCCGTCAAATGTTCCACTATTCAATTCTCTAAGAGCACCAGTACTATCAAAGAAAGTTAATGTTCCTGCAGCACCAGTTACAAAATCTCCTTGAACATTATTAAGTATCAATTGTGAAGTAGCACCTATAGAGGTTAAAGTAAATCTAGAATTTCTACCAACACTAGCAGCACCAATAGTATTGATTGAAAGTACATCACCAACCTGATAACCATCTCCACCATTTCCACTAATTGTCGCTGCTATAGCAACACCATTTTGAATAGAAACATCAGCAACTGCACCAGATCCTGATCCAGAAATTGTAACTAAATTGACACCAGGGAAAGATGCAAATCCACCTGCAGGAGTATAACCTATTCCAGGATTTGTAATCGTCATAGTTCCTGTGGCACTTGCAGCAACTCCAACAAGATCTCCAGTTGCAGTATTATTAACTTGGGAGAAGGTATTACCCATAACATAACGATTATCTGCTACTGTTGTTCCAAGTCCCACACGAATTTCTTTAGAAGAAATATTTAATGGATTTTCCATCAAATTAGCGATTTGCTTATTACCTTCCGAAAGTTCTGGATTGTATAGATCGACAGTTCCAGATTCTACAAAATCTGCTCTATAGAGAATGTACTTGAGATCCTCCCATTGACTTGCTTCCCATGTAGAAGCATTTTGAGATTTAAACAGAGATCCAAGATGAGGTTGATCAGAAATATATGTATCTGTAAGAGTATCATTTTCACCAACTCTCGAAATATAAACACTATATTTCTTTGATTGTGATACTAAGCAAATTGCATATTCTTTTCCAGATTCAAGATAAACTGGATAATCAAATTGAAATGTAGTTGCAACAGATCCATCTGTTGATGTGTTAACATTATCTGGAGTTAATGTAATTTCAGATTCAGCGAAAAAACTAGGAGTTGGGTAACCATCCTTCATTGTTCTAATCTGAATCTTAACACCAGTGTTTTCATCATCTTTTGTACGGAAGAAAATATCGCATTTTGTTACAAACACTCCTTCAGGATCGATATCTGGATCAACTAGGAACGATTGTGCTAGAGGATCATAATATCCAACGATATTCTCAGTTGTAACTGGGTTACCAGTGAGTCTTGTATCAACAATCTCAGTATCTAAAACTCTAGAAACGGCTTCGTTGTCAGAAAATATTTTTCTATTCTCAATGCGTGCATTTCTAATTGATAGAATTTGATCCTGAATTGTTTCTATAATACCTGAGGTTGTATATGCTTGCTCACCAATTGTTGTTGCAGCATTTTGATCATTTTCTGGATCATTTGTCAATGTGAATATATTAGTTCCAGTATCAAAATTAGGATTGTCTCCATTACTAGGATCTGGAATAAATAGACTTCCAATTAAAGCAGAAGATGAGTCGCTAATCAATCTAACTTCTCCTACCTCTGCTTCTGCACCACTAGTTTGTCCGGTTAGAATCATCCCAGTTTGAATACGACCAAAGAAATCTCCTTGTGGTTGATTTGAAAGAGAGTAAGTATCTACATTTAAAGTTGTGGAAGTTGATGAATACAATTCTGGAATTGTACCACCACTTACATAGGGATTATCTGGATAAACTTCTGTAGGTGAATTGTAATCACCTTTTCTATGATTTGATTGTGCTACTCTAAAATCAATCTGAGGATCAGTATTTTTTCCTTCCTCACTTAATCCAACAGAAAGTACCCTACCCTCTACAGATTCTCCAACCTCGAATGTTCCAGATTTCATGGTAATCTCAATCAGTTTTGGAACACAAAACTTCGTAACATCTTTTCCATCAAAAAATGCATAGATCTGTGTGCTTGGTTTTAGGTTAGTAGAAGAAAATTGAACATTTCTAGATCTAACAGTAGAAATAATCTCTGTACTTATAACTTTTGATCCAAGATCTATTGTTTCAAAAGTTTCAACAACCTGATATTGTGTTCCATCACGGCTCTTCTCTCCACTTTCAACAGTTTCAATAACATCTTGCTCAGTCGTTTGAGTGGTAGTATCTTGAACCCATGATGCAACACCACTACCACCATTAATCCATCCACCCTTGCCGTAGGTTTCACCAGTTGTTACTGAATCTGGACCATCTATTGTATTTTCCGTAGATGTAGTAGTTCCAGACCAGTTAGTTTCCCAAGAATTCCATATTTCTGAAGCAAAACCAGTTTCTGGATCAACTCCATGCTTCGCTTCTGCCTCAGACATAACCTGAGCATAGTTTCCAATAGAATCAATTGTTTTGGATTTCATTTTATTTGGGGTGACCCAATTATCAGAAGATGGTGTTAATTTTATATTTCCCTGCCAAAAACTAATAAGGAAAGGTGTTACACTTTCAGTTCTAGTTGCAAAAGGTTGATTTATCCATTCAATTTCACTATATTCTAAACTAATAACGTCACTTTGCTTTCTAATATTAACACCTTCTATTGCAGAAGTGCTCTTATCTTCGTTGGTATTAACATCAACAACTGGTCCAGTTTGTAAATCAAGTTCATTTGTAATATGTTTTGGTCTAAGTACTTGATTGGTTTGATCGATACTATTATGTTGACCAACTGTTGCATCTTGAGTTTTAATAGATGCAAAATTGTCAACAAAGAATCCAGATTTAAATCTGTTGAGACCATTAGCATCACTAATAAATTGATTTGCTGTATTTGTTTCAAGTAAAGAAAGATGTGTATAATACTCTAATTTTTTTATGCGATCTTCCAATCGCTTAATATCCTTCATCTGGAATCTCTTATACTTCAGGAACTTTATAGATACCTGCTCTGTATTATGAAGATAAGGGGGATAACGCATTTCTGCAATTTCAATAGCATTCTCAATAATTTCTGGTTTAGATCTTGTTGGATCGTCCGAAGGAACTCCAAATTTTAATTGGAATTTTCCATCTTTATGTAAAAACAATCTATCAATTCTTCCTTGATAATATGAATAATCTAAGAAAATAGTTTCATTAGATGCTAGAATACTAGGAACAGAATTTCCTAAACCATCAAATGATCTACCAAGAAATTCTAAAGGAGATCTAGAAGAAGTTGCTGTAGTATAATCACTAACTCTTGGTCTTAAATCTATAAGATCAGTATTTAATACGCCATTAAATGTTTTAACTTCAGTTGAATAATTAAAGTCATTATATGAGTCTACAGTGACAATATCTCCGTCATCAGAAGAATCAAAAGATGCACTCTTATAATAAATTTTTATCTTGTTCTTTGGTGAATTTGAATCAGATTTTCTTGTCAAAGATCCATGATTATACGTTGTTTTTCTCTGACCAGAAGCAAAGGTGTAATTTGATGCGATATTAAATGATGTTGTATTTAAAGCGCCAATTATTCCTTCTATTAAAGATTCTTGGAAAACTACAACTTCCCCTTCAATAAATTTAAAATTATTTTTAGGAAGATATCTTAAATCACTGGAATTTTTAACTTCACCAAATACTGCAACTGCTCCACTTGATTGACCAACTAACAATTCACCAATAATCATATCACCTGTAGTAGCAGTTGGTCCATTGAGTTGAGCTAAAGTCATCTCAGGAGATCCAAAGTTTGCATCAGTTAAAGATACATCTGATGTTTCATATATTCCATGAATTCGAATAATATCTGGAGTGTTTAAAGAAATTACATTATCTTGAACTCTAGTGCCAAATGGATAATCACCATAAGATAATCCATCATTAAGAGTTGTTGATCCAATTCCAGATGCTGGATTTATGGATTTATCGACTACTAAAGTTTTAACTCTATTTTTAATTTTTTTCTTAGATTTTATATTTGATTTTTTAACCGTAACAATAAGTTTCGCTCCTATATTATTAGTTCCTAAATTTCTAATTTGAACTTCTCTGAGATTAGATGAGAATTGGAATTTATCTGCAGACAAAGATTCAGTGACTCCATCTGATCTAATAAGAGTATATCTTTGGTCAGAATATGATAAATAAATTTCACCTTCTGGTAGGGTTATATCTGCAAGACTTGTAGAATTTAATTGATTATCCTCAATAGTAACAGTAAAAGTTTTTCTTATGGTTATTTCAGCATCAGTTAAATTAACTGCAGCGATATTTGTTTTTGGCAATTCTGTAAATAATGTATTATCAGAAGAAGAATCTAATTGTGTTGTAAGTAGTTCTAGATCTGATGCTACAAAATTTGATGCTGGAAGACTACCACTAACAACTCCAGTTACAGTAGTAACTCCAGTCACCGTGATATGAGATGATCCTATAGATACTACTTTGGCAGTAATTGGATCATTAGATATCGAAATATCAGAATACTGAAGTAAACTATTTACTTTTATATTTCCAGGAAATAATTTATTGGAACTAGTTACTGTGCTAATTCCACCAGAAAATTTAGTAACTGATGCAACACCTATAGTGGCAGAAGATGTCTGCACCACATTAGCACTAAAGGTATTGACTCCAACTACATTATTACCATTAGGTCCATCACCAATTCCAGTATTTGAATATACTGATTTTACGTTTGAAATACCATATGATGTTATAGTCTTTGCTACTCTATTAATCGTAGTTGATTGTGTAGAAATTCCACTTCTAAAAATTAGAGTTTCATTTTTGGCAAATTCTCCCTTTTTATCATAAACAGTCAAAGATGTTCCTACTACAACAGGACTTCTTAAAAATGCAGTAGCTCCACTATTACTACCTTCAACATATGAAGGAATTGTTAGATTTAATTCTTGATTAACTTCAATTTCAGTGAAGGGTTGTATGTCATACATTGACATTCCCCACTCATTATCATCCGGTAATGCTGAATTATAAGACCCAGATTCTAATCTAAAGTCAAATACTCTAGCAAAACCAATTTCTTTTCCAGGTGCTGCTTCTGAATTTGCACCAACTCTTTCATCCCTCAAACTCAATATAAAAGTATTTCCCACTCCTACAGTTGGAGATCTATAAACACTATTTAATTTCAGAGTTGGTCCCGTATTATAGTTAAAAAATTGATTTTCTACAGTTCTAGTAGTTCTTGGTTTTGGTATATCAATAATAGTATTACTAGTTGTTTCAATTTCATATCCTTTTACATATGCTTTTCCTGGAGAAATTCTACATACAGCCAAATCTGCATTAGCAGCAGTTCCCCCTGCAGTAAACTGACCGGGTTCATATAAACCCTGATTTCCTAAATTATTGTTTAATGAATTTATAATGGAAACATTGAACGGTTTTACAATATAATGACCACTCTCATCAAAAGTTCTTCTCGCTAAAACATCAGTTAAATCATCATGAAAAACTGCGCCATTTCCTTTGGAATTATTAGCTCTCCTAGTTACTGAGGTTTTTATATTTCCATTTTCAATCGTTGCTAATTCTATAAAATTATCATCATTAAAATCATCAATAGATTTTTTAAATAGACTTACTGAAATTTTTAGTCTATCTGCTCCAGGAGCTCCATAATTATTAAATCCTTGAGAATTATCATTAAGGGATTCATCTGAATTTGTGTTTATAATCTCCTCAGATACAAATAATCCTACTCTGTAGCTGGGTTTATTTGTATATTGATCTAGTATTAACGATTCTTTACTTACATTTACAAAGTATCCACGTATAAAATACACCCCTTCTTCAATTTGAAATACTGATCCAGTTGAAGATGCATTATTGGATATAGTATTTGCAAAAGGTGTTCCTGAAGAAATAGTAGCATTTCCAAGTAATCTAGAACTAATAGTCTGATTACATGCTAAAGATTCTCCATCAGAAAAAGTTTGAGTGGTGTTATCTAATCTAGATGATCCTGAATATGAAACATAAAGAGTTACAGAACCTCTTTCAGAATCTTGAGATGATAAAATATTATCAACAACTGCAGTTACTCCAGAAGTCTGTCCAGTAATTGTTGCTCCAACTAATTGATCTACATATGCCTCAACAGGAACACCTTGAAAATTATTTGCTAATTGAACCGCGTAATATAGTTGAGAATATCCAATATTACCAGGAATTACTTTTGCACCTTCTCTAAAGAAGTGTTGTCCAAATTTTTCTACTTGATTCTGTAGAATTGACTGCAGAGTACTTAGTTCTCTTGCCTGAACAGGATATCCAGGTTTAAAAAGTACTTTTTGATAATCATTTGTAGGATCAAAATCGTCAAAGTAGGGAGCTACATTGAGGTTCGTTTGTTGTGGCATAATTCTTTAGAACTGCAAGATAACTTTTATGTCTTCTTTTTGATTTGACGATCTTGTTATAGATGGTCTATTATCTACGTATATAATGTTTCCAGAATGTTGTTTTACTTCCGGAGAAGCAACACCGCTACTAAAATCCATTCCAAGATAATATGTACGATTATTTATCGTGGTTTTATTATCACTAAAAGTGTTGTCAATAGTTAATTGCAACCCCACGCTTGGAGTAATTGTAAGATTTCCATCTCCAGCTGGAGTTCCTGTATAGTCATTAAGAGAATATCCATATGTTGGATTTGTTTGACCAATTCCTGTTGTTGTAAATCCTGCAACAGATCGATCCTGCCACAGTTTTAAAACTCCAGTATTTGAGTCATAATTAACAACTTTACCCACAGCAGTCTGTCCAGTGCCTACTGTTTGTGTAACAAGAGAATCTGCAGTGAAAGTTGCTGAACTGTAACCAACTCCGGTAAGTTTTAATGCCGTTACTGCACTTGCCTTGTCAATAGTTAAAAGAGATCCTCCTGCTGGAGAATTTGGATTTTCTATAATTCCAATTCTTGAAAATTGATTACCAGTTATAAAGTCTGGATTTTCATTATCATTCTCAATTCTAGAATATAGCAGTACACTATATGCGCCAAGTTCTCTATAAATGTCCGCACCATGTCCACCTTGCGGAGTCATGATAGCATCAAAATCTGGTCTAGTTGTTCCAACTGGAACTCCACCAGATACAAAATCAACTGTTCCGAAAGTATATCCAGATCCCTGAGAAGATATGTTAATGGTATCAATTTTTGAATCACCATCAATAGTAATAGTGCATTCTGCACCAGATCCATCTCCTTGGATAGGAACTCTAGTATATGTACTATTTGCTGTTCCTAATCCAACTCCACGATTTTTTATTGTTACAATTTTAATAGATCCATCTACCGCATTTTCTCTAACTAAAGAAGTATCATTACTAGTGCTCCAATTGTTAGGAACTGGTAAAAATTGTGTGGAATCAAATTTGACAATATCTGCTGGTTTAATGGTGTATAGGTATTTCCAAACATACCCATCACCACTAGTTCCAGCTGATTTTGGTTCTAAATCAACAAATGTTGGTTCATCTAAAGAAGGTCTGCCAAGTGTATTCTCTGGATTGGTTCCATTTTGAAGGCAAATGTAAACTCTATAATCACTATTTAAAACATAAAAATTTGAGTTATATAAATTAGTTGATCCAGAAACAGATGCAGTGTTGGTTCTACTATAGTCATGGCGATACATGTCATAAGAAGTTCCTGAAGACCAAATTCTTTTGGGAATAACTTGCCTGACATCAGCAACATTAATTTTTTTAAGGGCGAGCATTGTATCCCAATAATCATTCTCCTGATCAAAATTATCTTTTGGTGAGGGTGGAGAATCATTCCAGGTAGCAGAATAATCAGTTGGATTTGGAAGACCAACAAAAGAATAATAGGAATTACTTTGATTTGCAATTCCTGCAACAAAATTCTTTGCGTTTAATATTCTAACTTGATCAGTTATAATGGCAGCCATTTTGACAGACTTTTTTTATTATTTATTACAGATAATCATGTGAATTTTTTAAACCTTATATACTTAGTTCTATAAAGTTTGGAAGAGGTTGATATTCCAGTTGATTCATTTGTTCCAATTCCAGACAAAGTGTTTGCTGGATATGAAAGATCTTTGGTTCTTCCATTTAAAATAACCTTACCCCAAGAATATTCGCCAAGGAATGCCCCAGTTGAGAATCCTAGAACTCCATTGGGATTAATGTTAGTATTTACAGTTACTTTAACAACTGTTGTATTGATTCCAGAAATATTTTGAGTTATTAATTCTGAAGAGTTGACAACATATACATTATCAATAAACTCAGATCCAATTCCAATAATTGTGGAATTATCTGTTCCAAGAGAAGTTACACTTGTAGTTGCTGCTCCAAGATTAGAATTTCTTACAATAAAGTAATCTCCAGTAGATATTCCACTTAAGGTCACTGCAGTTCCCACTAAGTCAATATTTCTCATTTCAGAAGTTAATGGAATGTGAAGATGGAACATCATTCCTGTCGATCCAACACCTATAGATGTTGTTCCAAGTCCAACAACTACACCAGAATCACCAAAATATTGAGAATTTAATACATCATTTGTTTCGGTTTGTTTTACCGGAGGTCCAATAAGAACTAATGGTGGGTTGGTTTGAGTGTATCCAGCACCAGGATTAGTAATAGTAACTCCAGTAACAATTCCATTAGTGATTGTTGATATTGCTGTTGCTGTAGTAGACCCTATACCAACACTAACATCTGGTGCCGTCGAATAACCAACTCCACCGTTGTTTATGGTAATTGAAGCAATCGTACCCGCAATAGATACAACAGCAGTTGCAGAGGCACCTACAGTAGTCTCAGGGGACAGTAATGTAATCTGCTTTCTATATAATTCTCTAACATTAGAATCTGCATTCTCATTATTGAGATCAAATAAAGGTCTTAGTCTATCAACATATATTACGGTTGATCCGATACCAACACTATTAATAATATTTGCTGTTGGATTAATAACTGGTTCATAAATCTCTCTATCCTTACCAACTTCTTGTCCATTGATAATCTTATCTTCAGTTTGTCTACACCAAGTAATAGGTCTTTCTAGAGTAGTATCTCTAGTTGTTCCTGGTCCAAAATATGGAAGAGTTGTAGAAGAGTTAACACTTGAAATAGTGCTTATTGTTCTAGGATTCTCTTGTAAATATGATTCTTGATTTCTATCTGGATCATAATTTAACTCAACAGTGTCTCCATATTTTATTGTTTCGATAATTTCCCTATCAATAATATCCAAACCATCACCACTTCCTTTATAGAAGTTAATTTTGAGTGTATCACCAATCTTTAAAGGTTCCGTAAATCTTATTTGAGTTCCACCATCAAAAGTATAAGATGATCCCGGAACTTGAAGTATTCCATTAACAAAAATTAGAAGTAATTGATCAAGTTCAATCTTAGAACCTTTACCCTTAAGAATAGATATCGGAATTCCAGATCTTAATAATGGGAAGTCGATTCTAGTTCCATCAATATAATTTGATACATCGTCAAGAGTTTCTATAACACCCAAAGACCAACCAGTAAATTCATCGTTAATAACTTTTTCAATGGTTAATTCAAATTGATTTGATATAACAAAAGAAGAAGATGTTGGAATTCCTGTAGATCCCCCAGTAGGTATCGTTAATATATCACCATTACCATATCCATACCCAGTGTTTTTTATTTCAAAATCAATTACACTAGATCCTTGTCCAACAACAATATCAATCGTTGCAGCACTTCCTATTCCAGATGAACCAGAGATATGAGTCAGAGCGATTCCTGAATATGAAAGTGGATCATCAAACACTACAAATGGGGGATTTGAAGATGTATACCCACTTCCCGGATTAGTGATTGCTATGTTGACCACATTTCCATTACTGATAGATGCAGTTCCAACTTTAAACAGATTTGATGCAGAGACGCTAGAAGTGCCAACACTTACATTGACAGTTTGAATACCGGATCTATATCCTGATCCACTATTGCCAATACTAATAGAAGAAATAGTTCCAAGTCCAGAAACAACTGCTGTGCCACCAGCAGAAACTAAAGGTTGATAACCAAGTCCTGCTTCTGATCCAACAGAAACAATTATTCCACCTTTAGGGAAACTACTGATGCCGACATCAGATGTTATAGTTCTTGCAGATCCTACAAAGGATACTGAAGATATCCCCGTATTCTCCGATAAAGTGTAATTATTTAAGTCTCCAGGAGTTTGGAATATATCATTAATTAATATAATCGCACCTTCATTATTAATTCCAGTAATATCAGAACCATTAGATTTTAAAGTGAACTCATTTCTTATTCCATTAAATTGATTTGATACGTCGTCAAATACATAATTTTTATAATAAGGATCATTAGTTGTATTATCTGCAGCACTTCTTTGGAAAGTTCTACCTTGGAAAGTTGAACTTGTAGTTATTCCAACATAATCTCTTTCATCTGGTTGATTTGTAGAAGTTCCAATTGGAGTATTTCCAAACGGTGCTTCACTAAAGTTGAGAGTATTCTTTACAATATTATAGTTTCCAACAATTTTTGTTACTAAATCTCCCGTCGAGAGTCCAGAAAGAATATTTGTTCCCATCCACCCTCTACGGACTTTGATGGAATTTGTAGTGCCAATACCTACACCCTCAATTTTCATAATCTCATCACCAATTTTAACTAAATCTCCACCAAAGAATGAAGTTATTCCAGCAAATTTTACATCTTCGTCAGTAGTAACTACTTGATCTGCCAAAGTAGTTGTGACAGCAGTAGAAACAACTGGGGATTGTATCAAGTTATCAATCGCAACTAATACTTTTGGATTTTGATTTGTGGATGTGAATATATGTGAGGAACCAATACCAACAGATGTAAGATCAAGAACTTTTGGAATTGATCTTAATGCATCTTCTGCGCTTCTAGCTAGATTGATAGTATTGTCATTAACTTTAACCACAAACAATCCAGTCTGTGGCAATAATGCTGTTGTGACTCCTGTAGAAGGGAATGTTGTTTGAGCTATTCCTATAGATTGAGTAATTCCAATACCTGCACAGAAGTATTCTATTTCCTCTCCATTTACGTAGAAGTGATTTGGAATTGTAATAGAATTGCTAGTCAAATTAACTACACTAGAATCACTTGCATCAAAAGTTCTTTCAAAGATAGTATCGTTTTTATGTGTTAAGTCAAAAGATCTCTTAATATCTCTATCAGTGCCAGTGTAAGTACCATATCCGGTTTCTATTGTGCCATTATCTAAACTGATGACATCTTTTGAATCATCTTCAATTCTAACTGCATTCATATAAACATGAACTGTGGCATTTATTCCAGATACTGGAGTAAACAATACTTGAGTTGTTGCTGCAATACCAACAGAGTCTGTTATTACTTTGCAACCAAAAGTACCAAGACCAGAATGTGTATTAATATTAGCAAACTCTGTATCAAAAATATCAGAAACTGTTTCACCCTCGATATGATTGTCAACAACAATGTATTCTAAAAATTCATAACGGTTATTTGATGTATCATGTACTTGAATCATACAATATGCAGAGTCATACCTGTCAACTTGTGTTCCGGACTGACTTGGGTACTCGGATATTACATTTTCAGTAGGAGATCCTGAAGATGCAATATTTGTTGTGCTAGATTGTAACCTAGCATGTTTCATATCAAGAGTTGAAATGCCAGAAGAAATTGACGAAAGTCCTACTACTATAGTATTAACGACTCCATTCGTACCAATCCCTGCAGAAGGATTGAAATCTAATTTTATATTCGAACCATCAATATACGCAGTGTAAGTTCCAAATCCAGTAGCGGGATAAATTCCAGGAGAAGTTGTTAGTTTTCCATACTCAAGAATAGAAACATTTGTTCCATCATGGACAATATTTAATTCTTGTGCCTCAAATTCATTGGAATTAAAAGTAGCAGTGCTGCCAAAAGATGGATTGCTTACATCTGGAGTAATTTCAACAAGAACTTTTAATGAATGGTACGTATTACCAATACTAACAATTGAAGTCGATACTCCTGAACTAACTACAACACTTTCAGAATCTATTAAGACCCCTCCAATTGAAGTTGAACCAGTGCTTAAATAATTATCATTTAAATTATAAGAGATAGCAGTGATATCATAATCATTTACAGAAGATTTTGTTGGGAAAAATCTTAGCTGACCTTCATCTCCAGTAATAGCAAAATCAAAAGATCCTTGATCGTAAACACTTTCGACTCTAGCATACTGATTAATATACCCAAAACTTCCATCATGAATAAGATCAACAATTAATGATTGCCTCTCTTGTGTAAATCTTTTATCTTTCAAATATGTAAAATACTTTCTAAATCTAATATCACTCAGTTTAAAAGTACCCACAGTACTAAATTTAGTTGCTCTTGGATTACTATTAAAGAAAGGACTTATGTCATCTATAGAAAGAACTCTATTTCCAGCAGATTCTGTAAAGTCTGTTAATATTTTACTATTATAGAAAACTTCATTTGACAAGATGCCATTGGTTTCATTAGTAAAGTCTAAATTATTTTCTGTTGCAATATCAAAATCAAACACACAATTAGTGTCGATAACTCCAGAAAGATCACTAACTATAGAAATATCAGTCAACCCAGTTGTAAGACCAACAGTCAATGGTTGGGAGATATTTGAACTCTCTACTTGAAGATCTCCAAACTTTCTATATCCCATAGTATGATTTAATGATGATACAACATCATTCCAATCATCAAAGGCAATAGTGCTTCTCAATGCATATGAGAAGTTTTGATAATAAAAATTGTCCTGCAGTCTTTGTAGATTATCATTTAAATATCCAGAGTCTAATTGACTTCCACTGAATATTAATGAAGAAACATCGGTATCAAAATATGATTCGTATGAAGTTACTGTGGATGCTATTCCTATTAAATTAGAAGTTAAACCTCTTAATTTTGCACCTTTTACAAAATTGTCATTTGATAGAACTCTAAGAGTTTTTGTTGTTCTGTCCCAACTTTGAGCAATACCTTCTATCTGATTTCCATTTATAGTAGATGTAACTTTTTCTCCTGGTAGGTAATTACCAGTTACCAATGAAACTTCAAAACTTGGGAAAAATTTCTCAGGAGTTATCATTCCAGATGAATTTATTAAATCTATAGTCCCAGGAATTTCATCATCTATTAGATCATTGGACAAATTATACGCAACAGATCCGATTCCACCAATATTTTCAGTTACGCTAGTTAAAGTAAATAATTTATATCCATAATCCTTGGAATTAAATCCTTTACCAGTTGACCCAGCACCAATACTAATATTTTCAATAAGAACATTATCTCCAACTGCAAACGGGAAAGCAGTACTAAATCCAATAGACATTTCAACTGTCACATCTTTTGTGATTGTGTTAAAACCAACAGTACTAATACCAACACCATTATTATTGTTTACCGGTAGAATTGTTGGTACTGAATTATTAATGCCTTTTGTATTATTAAAAATAGTTACATTGGAATCACCAAGAGAATATCCAATACTCAAATCTGTTATCTGATCACCGGTTTTTCCATCAAATGCAATTAGGTCTGGTGCATATGAATATCCTCTTCCGATAGAGGTTATATTAATATTATCAATCTTGGCATATGAGTCTACATTTATAATTTGTGGTAAAGAAGCACTTGGTTTTAATGTGTTATCTGTCGGAAAATCATATCCAATATCATTAAGTTTAACTTTTTCAATAATACCAATATCATTACTAATAGAAGATAACTCTGCTCCAGTTCCTTCAATAGAATTGACAGACAGTATTTCTGGAAGACTATCATAATTTTTTCCGGAACTAGTTACTTGAACCTTTGATATAGGACCTGATGTATGAGTACAATCTGTAGTATATGTAATTGAAGAAGAAGATGATGTATAAGAATCAATTTCTGGATTTTCATATAAATCAAACGTAAAGAAATTAGTTCCTGCTATAGAAATTCTTCTCTGACCGTTATAAACACTGTTGTTTGTTATAATTGAATTATTATTGAATAAAGTCGAATCTATAATAATTTCAGATTTTTCTTTTGGTACAGAACTATCAAAAATTGGATCCAATCTATAATATAGTCTATCTGGAGATGTTCTTCCGATAGAAACAGTTACTCTTGATGTTGTCGATAATCCAGATTTTCCTGTTCTAGATACACCAAAAGTTCCAGATGCTTTATCAGTCACCCAAAGTTTAGTATACTTATCATCAAGATAAAAATTAAGTTTAAAGGCTGAATATTGAGTAGATTGTTGAATGTACGCTAGAGAAGCATCTGATACATCAAAATTTAAAGTAGAAGTTCTATATGCAGTAATTGGAGGATTGACCAATCCAAATTCACCGAAAGATGTACTTGATATACCAACAATACTTGGTTTTAAACTGACTGAACTATTATAAGTATTTGATAATTTTACATTATCCTTATCAACTTTTACAATATAATAAATTTTATCATTTTCTAGTCCTTCACACGGTGCGGTTGATGTATGGATTACTTTGTTACCACTTTCATATCCATGATCTACTATATTAATATTATTTGTAGAACTGTTAATTCCAACTGCACTAAAAGTTTCAATTCCAACAAGTACTCTTCTATTAGTATCATTATACTTAACAGTGTAAGTTTTGATAAGTTGAGGATCAACATCAATGTCAACATTATGACCTGATGTTACTCCATGATTGACATCAGTAACTATTCTGACTGATCTTCTTGAAACATCACAAGTAATTTGTTCATAATTAGTTTTAAAACTATGATTATTTCCAGAACCTAATCCAGTAAAGAAAATCGTTGACGAAGTATTTCCTACCCCAATAAATACGCCAGTATTTCCTAATCCAACTCTTTGTGTTGCAATACCAATAAGATCATTAGAAATTTTGGCAACAAATACTTGTTGACCGTCAGATAAAGTAGTAGCAATACCAACTCTTCCTTCTTCATTATAAACAATGCCAGATCCACCATTTGGAGAATAAGTTAATATATCACCAGTTTGTAAATTATGATTTTTTACGTAAAGTGATTTTATAGGAACATTAAGAGTACTAGAACCTGATGTTGTTCCAAGTCCAACAGTATTCAATCCAAAAGATGAAAACGTTAGTGCTGTTCCTAAACCAACAGCAGTTGTTCCAAGACCAACTGTTTCTGATGGTTCAAAATATACTTCTTTATTTCTCTTGAAAGTAAAATCTGTCTTAAACCCACTATTGATAGTCAGTCTTCTAGGATCTTCAGTTATGATTGAACCGATAGTGTGTATACCACTAACTGTTCCATCTACAGATCTAAGAACTCTAAATCTAGAGTTCTTTCTATCAATATTTAAAACTTTAACTCTTTCAGTTCCAATACCAAGAATATCATTTGGTACGATATTTGATCCGATTAAATTGGAAGAAACATTAAAGAAAGTTACTATTCCAGTAACAGACGTTGACCCAATAGCAACTCCAGTAGTGCCAACACCAACCAATGAAAAAGATTCACTTGAAACTCCAATAAAATATTTTCCTTCAATCTTAGATGAAGTTGTAGAAATTCCAGAAACACCGACGATATCAAGAAGTTTTAAATTATGTGGATTTGTTGATTCTACAAAGTAAGTTCCTTTTTTAGGAGAAGGAAAAATTTCTACTCCAGATAATTTTGTAATAGTGGCATTAAGACTATTTACTTTTTTACCTTTTAATATTGATACTTTACCTGCAGCACCAAAACCAGTTGTACCACCATCCGATACATTTAAAGTGTCCCCTACTCTGTAATTGTCTCCAGGAGTTTTTACCTCTACTCTTTGGAGTATTCCCCTCTTGGTTGAAACAATTTCTCCAGTTTGTGATAAGTTATTTGGTAAGTAAATGTATGGATAATCTAGTCCATCTTCCCTCAAATTATATGATATGGTGTTTCTACACCAATCATTATCTTCAATCTTATATTCATCTTGATTTGAAGATACTTTAAAGTTAAAATCTATTGGGGTTGAATTATAATTTTTCCCAATAACGTATGGGAATTTTGGAATTCTATAATTTTTAAATACGCCAGATGATTCATTATTATTTTCATTTATTGTTGTAAAATATGCATAAGTTCCATTTGGAAAATCTGGAGTTACACAAAATCTTCCATTATTTTGATCAAGAAAACTATCATCATCTAATTCATAATAAACAAAATCTTCTACAAATGTTCCAATTGGATATACGGATGTTGGTGGTCCTGAAGGACGTGTTTGATTGAGTCTGTAACTAGACTTTATTAGTGTTACAACTCCACCATTAATTTTTGAATATCCATATGGACCATAAATTGGATTTCCATCATATGCCCAACCAAGTATCGGAGAATGATTAGTAAACTCGGTTTCTTGAGAGTTCACTAATTTTAAATCAGATTTGCCATAAAGAGTTTCTCCACCTTCTGCGATGGAGTAAACCATTTTTCTTAGTTCTCTAGGTGCATACAAACTATAACATTGTAATCCATATTTTTTGCTAGAAGATTCACCTAAAATTACATCATCATCTTTTATTCGGTTTGTATTATATAATTTGTCAAATAAGTTAATTCTCCATGTTTGTAGTTTTGGTATAAAACTAACATCGTCTTCTGTTGTAGATATTAATATTTCAGTTTCACCAGAAACATAACCAATTCCAGGTTCTACAACTATAATTTCTTTCAGTGATCCATTTTTAAAAATAGGAGTTAAAACACAACCTATTCCAGAATTTGATAATAATTCTATGGTAGGAGTAGAAGTATAGTTTGATCCAATATTTTCTACTAAGACTTCAATTATTTTTCCATCAGAAGATACTATTGGTTTTGCTTGAGCACTTACTCCGGAAATAATAGAAACTTGTGGTGGTTTATTGAAGTTGACAATATCATTAGTTCCATATCCAGAACCTTTATTTGACAAATGGATTGAAGTTACTTCTCCAGTAAAAATTGGTTGGATAATACTTTGGTAAGCACTAGGTTCAATTCCGGTGACAGTTGCTATACCAACAGGTCCTTTGACAGATACTAAAATCGGAGGATAATTAAAATGATGAGTTCCAGATCCAGAACTTGTCAAATCCACATATTGTTTAGTTCTATAAAATAAATCTTTATCTTCTATTGTTCCAACTTCAGATAGTCTAAATTGATTGGTATTAATTGATGTTATGTAATAATCTTGTTCATCAATCAATCCTCCGATCAAACTAGAACCAGTAGAATATCTTATGATTTCACCTGAATTATAATCATGATCATCAATAGTAATAACATTTGATGCTGTATTAATCCCTATCGAAGCGACAGATCTTTTTTTATTTTCATATCCTGATCCATTGTTCACAATATTAATAGAATCAATTACTGCTTTTTTTGATGTGCATTCAAGTATATGCTTACCTATACCAAAGAAAGATAAAGTGACTGTATTAATACCAACTATAGAATCTCCAATATTGTTATGAAGTTTGATAGTTGTTGCATCTACAATAGATGCAAAATAGGTTGCATCGGTAGATAATCCACCAACTCCTTTTTGAGCATTTGTTTTATATACTACTTGCTCACCTTCTCTAAATTTATGATATGTTGAAAACCCAATTGTGGACAAAGTAGAACCTAATGAAACTCTTGCAGAACTTGGGTCTGAGAAGAATTCAACAGAATGAGAAATTAATTTAGTAACTACAGATGCTTTAGCATCAGATCCATTACCACCTGTAATTGATACTATAGGAACTTCTGTAAAATCAAATCCCCTATCAATAATTTGAATATTTCTTAAATTTCCACTAACTGCTAGAAAACCAGTTGCTCCAGTCCCAACAGAGTCCTTTATACTTAAAATTGGTGGATTAATTACATCAAAACCAAATCCAGGTGAAACTACTTCAACTTCTTCTAGTCTTCCATAATGGATTAGATCATTTGATTTATAATTTAAAATTTCAACACCGTTAATCAAAATACCAGTAGTTCCAGGTTTTGTTTCAATTACTAAATCATTGTTAATCGGATCAGAAATTTCTCTATAAAGTTTTTGGGGTTCTAATTGCTTTCCAAATGAAATAGAATCCTCAATAATGTTATTGACAACTGTTGTTGAGCTCTCTACAGAAACAAATTGTGATGCATTTAAATTTGCATTAGACTTTGCTAATTTTATATTATTATCGTCAACTCTTAAAACATAGTATACTCCTTCACCTCCAGTATTTCCACCAAATAGAGATGATATGATAGTAGTAACTTCAGGAAGTTCTCCATCATCAGTGTCAACAAAGGTATCAGTGCCTTTTTGGGGAGTATAGTATATAGATTCTCCACTATAATATCCATGATTATTAATATTAAAAGTATCACCAGAAAAGGTTCCACTAAAAGTAATTTTCTTTTTATCTACAATTAAAGGTTGGGTGTTATATGATGGTAATGAATTTGTTGCGATTAAAGCAGAATTTGAATATTTTTTCTTATAAACATTTTGAATATTTGATTGAAAAGTTTCAATCGCAGGAAAATATTCAGAAGTTACTTTTTTGATTTTTTTAATTGCAGTATATCCTGATCCAGTACCAAGAGTTGATGCAGTTTTAACAGTTATTACTTTTGATGAAATTATATCCGAAACAACAGCTTCAAAAGAATTGATTGAATTTGGTGAAGTAATAGTTAAATTATCACCAAGTCTTAAATAATTTTCTGTTTTTAAAGTTAACTTATATACTTTAGGTGTGATATTATCAATTAACTCTATTTTTAAAATAGAGTACTTAACAGAATTATTATATAACCAATTTTTAAACTTAAATGATTGATTCTCAATTCCAAGAGTTTTTACTTGAAATTTATCCCCAGGTTTGTAGTCAAATATTCCATCTTGCTTTGAAAAACCCGATAAAACTGACCCTATACGAACTTGAACTTCATTATTTGGTTTAGTAAATGCATAATTTAAAGTATTAAGAGTATCTCCGTCAATGATAGTATCAACTATATTTGTGCATCCCAAAAATTGAGTTATAGTTTTAGATGTATAAGATACTATACCAGTGTTAGAATTTGTTGAATTTGGATATTTTACTCCCAATTCTCCAGAATTTGGAAATCCTATTGTTGAATCAACATCAATAACTGTAGATCCAGAGGAGACATTTCCAATTATATGAGTTTTTGGTGTAATTTTAAAATTTCCTTGAGTTGCACTAAGAACTCTAGAGTCTCTATTATATCCACCATCAAATGCTAATTTAAAATAAGTTCTTCCAACTCCCGCATTAATTTCCTCAACGTTATATAATGGGGTGTATGTTTCACTATTTGTACCTTGAAATATAGTTTTATTTTCTAAAGATCTTGGATCACCAGTAATTGGTTCAATTAAAAAATTAGATGTAACTAAATTATTTGAATTTGATGGTGTGAATAGAAAATCTCTTGGTTTTACAACTTCAACATTTACCCCATAAAGTGCTTTGAATAAAATTTTATGTGCCTGATCAGTACCTTTACTAGTATAAAAATCTTTTGCTTGCTTTATGAATAAATTTTGATTTAAATTTGAAGATAAAGGTCTTTCAGTTAATCCAGGTAAAAATTGAATTTTTGTTTTCTTCAAAAATTCTTTAAGAAATAAACAACTTAAATTCTCTACAATATCACTCTTTTTATGATCAGCTGCTTCAGTAGAACTAAAGACAAGATCTCCTTGATTTGAATCTGATTGATATGAAGTTACTGCGTTAAATCCCCTAATACATCCAGTAAAGGATGAATCAGTTTTTCCGGTATATGTTATTACTTCATCATTAATTTTTAAAAGACCATAAGAATCTGGGAATAGTTCAGTTCCTCTTGGATTTAGTGATAAATCAATATTAATTGTGGTTGCAAACTCATCAGTATCTTCATTCAAACTAACTTCATAATTTAATGAAGTTTGCTCATCAAGTTTTACATATTGATCAATATTTTGAATTAAATCAATAGATCCACTTTTATATTCTTGTGAAATATAATATTGCTTTAAAAACTCAGAGATAAGAGGAAACTCATTCTCAACATAAGTTGGAAGTTGGTTTTTAACGATGTTACTGAACTTGATTCTTGTTTCTGACATTTTTTTTTTTCTATATCTCTAAATTAATAACCGCCGCCGGTAGAACCACCAGATCCCCCAGAGGATACTGTTGAAGTTGTGGAGGACGTTGTTCCTGTAAAAGAACTATTGGTTGTAGTAGTCTGAGTTGCAGTCTGAGTTGTTTCTGCAACATTAACTGCTCCACCAAGGCGAACTAAGTTTCCATTTGAGTATGAAGATGATACGGTGTAGGTAGAAGCTGATGGGTCAATTCCCGATGCAATTTGATCTGGAACCATGTCAAACGTGCTATTACTATTATCTAGTTGCAAATAAAGATCCTGTAATCCAACAACGTCATTTGAAGTTGGAGTCGCTTGTATTTCAATTACTTGCTGACCATCTTTTTCTATTCCACCTAAGATATTAATGGCATTAATAGTTATTATGCCATTTACATAATCAACACTTCCCACATTGGACCGTAGGATCGTTGGATTTTTTGACCCAACATTAGGTACGGTAAAGAAGAATAAAGATCCAGTTAATCCATCAGAACTTGGAATATCACCTATATAAACATTTTCTTGAATTCCAGATACTCTGAACGCACTAGATTTTATGTTATATCCATTATTACTTCTGATATGAAATCTATTTCCAAATCCAATTTGATATTCAGCAAATGTATTTGAAACAATTCTAAGATCTCTTCTCATATTGATAAGAGTAATATTTGATGTCACGGATTGATGACTATCATCAATTATCTTTAGGAACTTACTATATTTAAATCTAGCACCATATCTATTTAACTCAGTAGAGTCTGCGTATTTTGCCGCATTATTGGAAACAATGGTAGAAACTTCTGCAGATGAAGGTGCTAGATTTGTGTTATAATAAATTTTTGAGTTTATTTCAATATAAAGATATTTTAGATCTAAAATTTCTGGTATTACCCCAGCAACAGCATATTTTTTTAATTTTGATTTTATACTTTCTTTTAGTAGGTTTGGTAAAAAATCACCATATCTTGGTTTTATACTAATAAAAACTTTTCCATATTGTGGTGGAACCAGTTCCTCGCCACCAAAAACAGAAATAGATTCTGTGTCTGGATATATTTTTGAAGGAACTAAAGTTTCATAGTCATCTGCAGTTACTGCTCTATTTTGAGTAGAATAAATTTTTGGAGCAAATTTTCTAACAGATTCAACTGCCTCGATTGAATCACCACCTCTAGAACTAAAATCGGTAGTTACTAGTGATATTCCACTAGTAACTGTATATTCTGTCCCATCTCTAGTATAGGTTATCCTACCATTAAATCTAAACTGGTTCATTCCATTTCCAGAATCACCATTAGTTGTGATATACGAAACTGTTATGTAATTTTGATCATCAAGTTTTTGTCCAAAAACTCCATCACCAAAGAACAACTCATATCTTTCGTCTGCTACTTCCTGAAGATAATAAATTTTGGAATTTGATCCAACATAAAATAAATTATCCTGCAGAATATATGTTACAGATGCAGTAGAGGATTGATTATTTCTTACAGTTACTCTGAGTAATTCAGTATCAATACCAGCATTTGGTAAAATAAATTTTTGTTGTGGATTTCTAGCACTATATGTGTAATTCTTTTCTAAATATGATCCTTCGAAAATTGAAATGTTATTAAAAGATGCAATTCCATTTACCACAGGAACGGTTATATCATCTAAAATGCAGAATGCACCTGACGTACCACCAAACCGACCATTAGACGCTGCTACAGTCCCTTTACGGAGGGTTAGAGACGCTGGTCTTGGAGTTATGTTAGATGTGTCTACAAAAAAGGAAATTGAAGAAGTTGCTGCTTTTCTTGATCTGGGAGTATATCCAATGTTTCTTGCAAGAGCAACTACATTTTCTCTAAGAGTTGCAGTATCAATAAAGACTTCGTTTGCTACCATGTTGGCATTATACGAAGTAATATAAGTATTATATGCTAACAGGTCTATAATAGACGATAAGTTCGAACCTTCAAAGTCGTAGTCAGTGAAGTTTGAATTTGATTTGAGGTATTCTGTCAATGCAGATTTAACACCTTCAAAATCTAGATTTGTAAAATTTACTAGTGGCATTTTACCTTGTGGGTTGCAATACGAATTCTAATTGTTGTGCTGGAATATCTGCACCTATAATATCATATACAAGCGTAACGTCGAAAGAGTTACCATCTATATCAGCTTGTGCTCTTACAGATGTTAATTTAACTCTTGGTTCATATCTTTCAATTGAGTTTCTTATTTCAGTTTCAATATTAATTGCAGTAATTTCGTCAACATTCTCAAAAAGTAAGTCTGTTATACGAGATCCAAATCTTGGATCAAAAGGTTTCTCACCTGGAACTGTAAGTACGATATTTTTTACCGATCTTGCAATTGCATTTTCATTTTTAAGTGCAATTAAGTCTCCTGTCAGAGGATTACTCTGAAAAGTCATACTAATATCTTTGAAACCTTGACTGATCCTCTCTAAAGGCACAACAATAGGGCAATTATGTATTATTTATCAAGGAATTTAATGATAATTCCTATCACCTCATTCATATAGTGGTTCTGGAGTGGTTTCCACTTCAAATAATTCAGTTTCTGTAAGTTTATCTTTCTTTTTAGGTGTTAAATCATCATTTGCAATTTCACGAAGCATCTTTTGATGCTGATCATTAGCTAAGTTGTCTAAAAAATCGTTCATTGTTTTAAAAATCGGGGATTTCGGGTGAATTTTCTAAATTTTTACGTTCTTTTGCAGTTTTCCAGAAATAATTTTCATCATTTCCAAGTCCATCACGATCATGACCATTCTCAACTTGATAATATACAGTCGAAACCTTAAAATCTGGGATCTTTGGTTCCTCAGGTGTTAAACTATTGTCATAAATTCGTGTTCTATTGTTTGGATACAGTGCAAACTGTCCATTATCTAGTTCAATCAGGTTATGTGACTTATGTTCTGATGGATTTTCACTTGTTGCT